GCTTCCGACTACCCCCCCCCATCGAAGGCGCGGGGGGGCAGGGCCAAAACAACCCAACACACATCGCGACGCCATATAAGCCCAATCCCCAAAAAATCTGCTATATTATCCAAGCAGCCAGGGGTGTTCTCAATTCGCTCAATATGGATGGGGGGTTTTGCATGACGATCAACGGGGTGGATGTGGTCGAGCATCTACGGGCTCGCAGGAAGTTTTACCATGTAGGCGATCCGGTCAGGAAGGATTTGGATTGGGTTTGCGATGTGGTGGAGGGGTTACGTTCTCAGTTAGAGGAGGGGGCACTCTCTTCGGAGCCAGTGGGGACGCACACTGCTGCATCTGTGGGTGCCTGGTTGGATGCGGAGGGCGTCAAGTTATTGCCCTGGCAGCGCAAGCGTTTGGGGCTGGCCCCCCCCCGAAGGAACCCCGAAAAGCTATGAACACCTGAAAACGTGCAGTAAACGGCCTTGTTAAGCCATTTTTTCTGAAAAATTCCCGAGACTATGAACAGATCCAGAACAATAGTAAACAAGTAAAACAAGAAACAACCAATAAAGGGGGGGGGTTGGTGAGGAGTTTTATCCAGGGTGCGAAGAACCAGGGGCACCCATGCCCCGAGGTCGCCGTGGCCTGTGGTGTGGTTGTGGTTGCCATCAGGGATATGCGTGAGCGTGAGGTCAAGCACATACGCACTCGCATTGAAGCCACGGTCTGGCTGGCGAGTACGGCAGCGGCGCTGTGGTTTGACGCTACTGGTGTTGATCGGGATTACGCGCTCACTGGGATGGATTGGCCGGTCCATGCTCGTCATTTACTTGATGGCGAGGCTGGCCGTGTGCCATATTGGGACGGTGATAAGCTTTCGCGTCCCAAGGCGATATCGCCTGGGCAGTCGAAGGTGTTGAGGGACGGCCTGGACTATTTCGACGGCCACCGGAGGGTTGATGGCGGCACCACGGCTGAATGATGGTTCTGAGATCACGATACCCGTACGCAACATAATTGCGCTTATCGCCGCGACGGCGGTTGCGGTAACGGGCTATTATCGGGTTGGCGAGCGGTTGAGCGTGTTGGAACGCAACGCCGAGCTATCAGCCGTCCAGATCGAAGCGAACAGCGAATTTCGGATCTTGTGGCCGCGTGGGGAGCTTGGAAGTTTACCGGCAGACGCAGAGCAGTTTATGATGCTAGAATTCCATCAGCTTGCGTTGGACGAGATCCGCGCCGAACTCGATGGGCGTTGAACTGTGTGAGTTGGATACATCTGAGCAGCTAGGTGCGGCGATGTTGCGCTGCCGAGAGGAACACGCCAGCCAGGCCCACCGGGTACTCAGCCCGAACCTGACGAGTTATGGCGCGACCAGAGATAAACCACCGGAGGAGAACTGATGCCACCTCTCATGGCGTTCATCATCGGGGCCCTAGCTGGCAACCTCTTCGGTATGTTCTTGATGGCGATGCTCGTAACCGCTGCCCGCGCTGGTGAAAATGCCGTATCGTATAAGAGGTAAGGTTGTCGAGGTGAGTCGCCCTGGGGGTTGGGTGACTCTCAAGGCGCATCGCAGCGAAGAGATGGCGAAGAAACATATCGCCGCGCTCAAGTCCAACGTCAGGCATACCACGCCACGGAAGCGGAAATAGGATGCCACACCCAGGTCATCGTTATGGAGGGCTGCTGAATCAGCCTGATACTGATCCCACGGGGTGGCCGCGCACTCGGGTGCCTCCATCGCTGCTCGCTGCTGCGGAGGAATGGGGGCGTACCGAGGGTCAGATGACCACGCTCGAGCGGCAACAGGAGATGGACCGGCAACGTGCGATGGCCGGTGAGCCTGGATACGCATCAATCGGCCCACCACAATCGGGTGCCTCACGCATCTTGGATCATCTGCGTCATGGGATTCCGCGCCGTGCGCGAGAGTTCCTAGAGCCAGAGACACCAGCAGAGATGGGTGGTTTGCTCGCCGCTTCGGTCACAGAGCCAGCCGGTACGGCCATCGACTTAGCCGATTTCGCTATCGGCTTTAAGGAAGGCGACCTACCTCGTATGGGTTGGGCCGCTGGCGGTGCCGCGCTTCCGTTCGTTGCTGGATCGACCATGCGTAAAGTCTTAGGTAGGGGCGCGAAGGCGGCAGACGAACTCCCGATGGACGAGGCGAGCCGGATGGCACGGGCCGCAGACCAAGATTTCACAATCAACGCTTTCCACGGGACTTCGGTTCGCTCGGGTGCCCCATTCAAGCGTCCCTCGCAGGAGGTGGGTGACCTTGAGCGTTTCCATTGGGGATCTCACTTCGGCACCCAAAAGGCAGCAAACGAGAGGCTGGATGACCTCCGCCCACGGGCCCGGAATCGCTACGGGAAGCCATCATTCGATTCGCGGCTGATTAAGCCAGCAGCGGGCGAGCGGATTATGCCCGTGAAGCTCAGAGGTAAATATCTAGACATAGGGAATGAATCCGCATGGCATCCCGAGGGGCTCCTGGAAACGGCCCGACGTAGGGGCCTAATCACAGCGGATGAACTGGAACACGCTTTCGACAACGTACCCCTGCTCCGTGAAGCAGAGTTGGGTCCAAACTACAACAAACACAAACATAACGAGGAAGTGGGGATAGCAATGAAACAGGCCGTCACCGATCTCTTCAAGAGAAAGGGGTTCGCGGGCGTGAGCTATAAGAACGATGTCGAAGACGCTGGGTCCATATCCTACATGGTTTTCGACCCAGCGAATATACGGTCCAGTATGGCTGCTGCGTTCGATCCAGCACAAGCCGAAAGTGCGAGTTTGGTCGCCGGTACTGCTGGATTGTTGGGTACTGGGTTGGCCCGTAACCAGCGTGAGCGTGAGCGCGAGTGAACTACGAAGCATCCATCGAAGAGATGCGGGCAGATCCAACTCTGTTCGTGGAAGGAATACTAGGCGCGGAACCCGATGAGTGGCAGACGGAGGTAATGGCTGCTGTCGCCGCAGGGAATCGCGGCATCAGCATCCGATCAGGTCACGGTGTCGGCAAGACGAGTGTTCTTAGCTGGCTCGCGCTCTGGTGGATTGGTACGCATTACCATGCAAAAGTAGTGATCACCGCTCCTACGGCGGCGCAGTTGCATGACGCACTGCTGCCCGAAGCGAAAGCCTGGCTGAAACAATCGCCTCCCGGTTTCCGCGATCTGTTCAACGTCAAATCCGACCGCATCGAATTGATTGCTGACCCAGAACGCAACTTCATATCCGCGAAGACATCCAGGGCCGAACAGCCCGATGCGTTGCAAGGCGTCCACGCTGATCACGTTCTTCTTATCTGCGATGAGGCGAGCGGTGTACCCGAACAGGTCTACGAATCTGCCGGTGGCTCAATGTCGGCACACCACGCCACGATGGTCCTGGCTGGTAACCCAATCAGAAGCACGGGATATTTCTACGATACTTTCCATAAACTTGCTGATCGCTGGAAAACTTTCCACATATCGTGCGAGAATACGGGGCGCGTATCGAAGGAATACATCGAAGAATGCCGACTGCGCTATGGTGAGGAATCGAACACCTACCGCGTTCGTGTGCTTGGAGAATTCCCGAAAGGCGACGATGACACGGTTATCCCCCAGGAGTTGGTAGCCGACGCGATTAGCCGTGATGTGGAGCCAGTGAAATTTGGGCCGACAGTGTGGGGCGTCGATGTAGCACGGTTCGGTGCCGATGCGTCCGCGCTTTGTAAGCGAAAAGGAAACGCGATCACCGAGCCAATCCGCTTATGGCGCAATCTCGACACCATGCAATTGACCGGCGCGATCAAGGCCGAATACGATTCTAGCCTCGAAAAACCAACTGAGATATTCGTGGATGCTATCGGGTTGGGCGCTGGTGTAGCCGACCGGCTGCGCGAGCTTAAGTTGCCAGCTTACGCCATCAACGTCAGCGAAAGTCCGGCGATGGGCCACCACTACCTGAACCTGCGAGCCGAACTCTGGTACAAAGCGAAAAGCTGGCTGGAAGGCCGTGATGTGCGGATACCAAAAGATGAGTTGCTGAAAACAGAATTGACTACCGTGCGTTACACCTATACATCTAGCGGCAGAGTAAAGATAGAATCGAAAGCCGACTTGAAGCGCAGAGGCGTCGCATCACCAGACAGCGCAGATGCCTTCGTTTTGACGTTCGCGTCCGATGCTGGAACCGCGATGGGTGGACGGGCGGGTAGTCATTTGGGTAAGATTAGGAGAAATTTGGTAGGTGTGGTTTAGGGGGCTGGCCCGATGGGATGGTGGTCCTATGGGCCATCTTAAACGACCGCAGCTATACGGTTCGCGCTGCGCCTACAGCCCGAACGGTGCCCCTAGCTCACCTTCGTTTAGTGTGAGAGGAAACAGGAAGCAGGAACGAGAAGCACGGTTGCTTGGGGCACCAGAGAGATGCTCATCTCTGCCAGGCGTTAAGGCTGTGTGAGAGAGGAGTGGGTATGTGCCCTGCTCCCCAAGGGGTCTGCCCCTAGACGATGCGATCCTGGGAGGGGTTGGAGTTTCGGCTCCCGCCCCTCGTAGGGTCCGATATTAACCTTTCGGGATGCTGAGATATTGGCTTACATAGACGAAGCTGAAACCGAAGCTGGCGTGGGGATGAGCGAGTCTGACCTGCAAGCAGTGGTCGGCACCTATATCTCCGATGCGATCCAGTACATAGACGACGATATCAGCCCGACCAGAGCCGAATCCACCAAGTACTATCGCGGCGATCCGTTCGGTAACGAGGTGGATGGTCGCTCCCAGGTCGTCAGTCGCGATGTGCGCGATTCCGTGCAAGCTGTGTTGCCCAGCATGATGCGCGTGTTCTTCGGCTCCGAGAAGGTGGTCGAGTTCGTGCCCAGGAACGCAAACGATCTCGCGATGAGCGAACAGGCAACCGACTACCTCAACTACATCATCAAGCAGGACAACGACGCGATAGGAATATTCTACAGCGTGTTCAAGGATGCGCTGATGAATAAGGGCGGCTTCGTTAAATGGTGGTGGGACGACTCAATGGAGGTACAGACTCACAGTTTCGAGGGACTAGACGAAGGCGCTCTTGGCCTAATCCTCCAAGAGGAGGGCGTTGAGGCCGTTAGTGTTGAGGGCCATCCTGCAACCGGCATATCGCCAGAACAGATCCAGCAGATGGAGGCGCAGGGTCAGCCATCACCGCAAGTCTACGATGTCGAGATTAAGCGGTCCCGCAAACGCAACCGAATCAAGATCGAAACGATGCCGCCCGAAGAATTCTTCGTGGACGCAGCGGCTACCTCGCTGGACGACGCAATGGTTGTCGGCCATCGCACGATGTCTACCGTATCGGATCTGGTCGCGCTGGGTTACGACCGCGATATGCTGGACGATCACTTGTCCGACGAGTTCGCGTTCGTAGATAGCGACGAATACTCGGCCCGCTACTCCAATGCCAATATGCCAGGCCCTGTGTCTGCGGCTGAACGCAAGCGCGTCCTGTACACCGAAGCGTGGTGCTACATCGACTACGACGGCGACGGGATAGCCGAACTCAGACGCATCTGCACAGTCGGTAACAACTATGAGGTCATCAACAACGAGCCAGCGGATTCGATCCCGTTCGCGATGTTCAGTTGCGACCCCGAACCTCACGTTTTCTTCGGTAGCGATATAGCTGACTTGACGAAAGACATCCAGCGCGTGAAGTCGGCGGTGCTGCGTGGGATGCTCGACTCTCTATCGTTTGCGCTGTACCCGAGAACGGGCGTGGTTGAGGGCATGGTCAACATAGACGATGTGATGAACCCCGAGGTCGGCTCAATCATCAGAATGCGCCAGCCCAACATGGTGCAGCAGTTAGATGTGCCGTTCCTGGGCAAAGATGCGTTCCCGATGATACAGTATCTCGACAGCATGAAAGAATCGCGTACCGGCCAGACAGCCGCATCGCAGGGGCTCGACCCCGATGTGCTACAATCGACTACCAAAGCAGCCGTGACCGCCACGATAAAAGGTGCCGAACAGCATCTCGAAATGATGGCGCGATTGTTCGCTGATAGCTTCAAGAGAATGTTCAAGGGCGTACTCAAACTCGTTATCACGCATCAGGACAAAGAGCGCATCGTTCGATTGCGCGATGAGTGGGTGCCCATCGACCCCAGGGTATGGGACTCGAATATGGATTGCAGCGTGAACGTAGGGTTGGGCGTAGGCACGACCGACGAACGGCTGGCTGTGCTAAACCAAATCGCGTTACGCCAGCAGGAAGCTCTGGAGAAGATGGGGCCGAACAACCCATTGGTCGGGCTAGGCCAGATCAGGAATACGCTGTCCAAGATGCTTGAGATCAGTGGGTATTCCGACTCAAACCAGTTCTTCAAGCAGGTGCCGCTCGACTATGAGCCGCCGCCGCCAGAGCCGCCGAAGCCGTCACCGGAAGAATTGCTGGCCCAGGCGCAGATGGCGGATATCCAGGCGCGTACCGCAATCGACGAACAGAAGATCCAACTTGCAGCCATGAAACAGCAGCAGTTGGATGAACGCGAGAGTGCTAGAATCGCGGGTGATCTGGCGATCAGAGAATTCCAGGCAGAAGAGAAATTCCAGAATGATGTAGATATTGAGTTGCTCAAGGCGAGCCTCAAGGAAGGGTTCTAGGTGGGCCTGACCAGCGAACAGAAAGGACGCCGCGCCAAGGAAATCCTTGCCGATCCGGTGTTCATTGAGATGATAGACTCTGCCAGGGCGCATATTATGACGCAGTGGAATCTCACTGATTTCGAGCAGACGGAGACGCGAGAGAGCTTTTACTACCGGGGTCGCGCCCTTGACGAGATGCTGCGTGGATTGCGAACATTGGTAGCTGATTGGACTATGGATCAGTCACGAAATAAAACTGAAAAAGGAAGGGAACGATGAGCGAAGCCGGTACAACAGAAGCTGGCCCGCGCTCTATGGGCGAAATCCGGAATGAACTAGCCCAGATGCTTACCGGGTCCGAAGAGCTACCCAAAGAGGATTCTTCTCAGGAAGAGCTACCCTCGGCGGATTCTTCGGATGTAGCACAACAGGATGCCGAGTTAGCCGATGACTCGGTAGTGGATGAGCCGGATGCTGTTGAACCGGATGAATTCTCGGATAGCGATGCGCCTCTGTATGCCGTCACGATTGACGGTGAAACATCAGAGGTTCCGCTTGACGAACTCATTAGCGGATACCAGCGCAAGGCGACCTTCACACACAGGCAGCAGGAGCTTGCCGAGAAGCGGAAAGCACTGGAGGAGCGAATCCAGAATGTGCCCGCTCAAGAGGCGGCTCTGCAGCAGACGTACCAGCAATACCAAGGGGTACTAAGCCAACTCCAACAGCAGATGGAAGCCGCGAACAAGCCGCCAAACATGGATTGGGACGCTCTTGAACGTGAGAATCCGGTCCAGTTTCTGAAACTCAAATACCTCGAGCAACAGAGAGACGGTGAGATACAAGCGGTACAAGCCGAACAGGCGCGTATGCAACAACTTCTTGCTGGCGAAAACGACAAGAAGCTGCAACAGCGCCTAACGGTCGAGCAGGGTCTGGTGTTGGATAAAATTCCCGAGTGGGCCGATGGCGACCTACAAGCCGAGGAACAGCGCAAGCTGGTGGAGTTCGGCAAGGCGATTGGGTTCAGCGATCATGAACTCAATACGGTTTACGATCATAGAG